GTAGCTTCACGGCTAAGAATTTGAGCAATTTGTCGTGCTGTGCCAATAGGATCAACTGCGCCATTGACTGTGATATTGACTGTCTGACCAGCTCCAATAATCCTTGGGTTATTACTAGAGCTTGTGCCAAATGTTCCAAGATTGACATTTGCGGAACCGACGGAATTTCCGCCAAAGAATCCACCAATTGCATCTTTAACCTTTTTAGCTAAATCAATGACCTTAATAAATGCGTCAATAATGCCAGCCAATACATTCAATACAATTGACAAAGCTGCACCAAATCCTTGAATGGCAATCTTAAAGACTCCGCCAAAGAATGGCGCGACATACTTTGATAAGAACTTAAACAAGGTTTCAAAACTGTCTGCATTTTCCATTATTGTTGCTTTTACTTGATCAAATGCACTTTTCAATCCTAAAATAATTGGTAAAACAAAATTCTTAATGCCAGTGAATACAACATCAAATGTGCCTTTTAATCCTTCTTGACCACCAATAGAATTGATAAATGTTGAAATGGCTGGAATGACTGTATTGACCACTGTGTTGATTAAAGGTGTGATGGCATCTAAAACAAATGCTCCGACTGTCTCTTTGCCTTCATCAAATGCAACTTTGAGACGTTCCATTTTGCCAGCAAATGTGTCGGCTTGCTTGCTCGACTGGCCTTCAAATGTTGCCGCCAATTTAGCTTGCACTTGTTCAAATGACATAGATTTTAATTCGGCTGCGCTAATTCCAACGCCTAATTTGGCAAGAGCTGTTGTGTTGCCTTCATATCCTTTAGCCAAAGCATTTGAGACGGCTTCTAATGACTTGCCACTGCCAGCTGAAATATCTAACGCCAGAGCTTGCAACTTCTGCGCTTCAGTAATTGATTTTGTGCTTCTGAGTAGGCGATCTAGGCTTGGCCTCAATTCATCATCTGTCTTTCCAGTCAATAAAGATGTTTTCAGAATTTGTGCCTCGACAGCTGCAACCTGAGCAGTAGTCGCCCCAGTAACATTTTGCAAAGCTGTGGCAAGTCGCGTTTGCGCAGCTTCATCCGCAATAGCTGATTTGACTCCATCAATAAGCAATTTGCCAGCATAAGCAGCCGCAGCAGCTCCAGCTAGTGCAAATGCCATACCAGCTTTCTTTCCAAAATCTCCAACTCTTGAGCCAAAAGTTTCAATTTCGGCTTGGCCGCCTTTTATGCCTTTTTTTAAGTCCTCAAAATCAGCATCAAAGGTTATCTTTACTTTTGGAATACCAGCCATCAGATTAACCTCAAATCGTTAATAATTCCTTGAACAAGCTGAATATACTCTTTTGCAACTATGGGCGTGTAATAATCAACAGCATCATTGATCCAATATCCAGAAGGATTTTGAGGAGCCTTAAATCTGTTTGTATATTTGCGTCCAGCTCTATCAATGCCAGAGTGTGAGCCATATTCTGACCCCCATAGCAATGCACCAGCCGGAGCTGCTGTTCGACCGACCTTTTTGCCTTTTCCGCTTTTGCTTGCTGTTCCGCCGTATGGCCGACCAACCTTTTTTGGACCACCGAGATCAACGCGAATCAATCTATCCCTTGGGGTTAGCATGGACTGCAAAACCAATTTTGTTTGTGGTGTAGGGGAATTATTGCCAAACATCATCAATTGTCCTGCAAGTCTTTTTGATAATGGCTGAGCAGCATCTCTAACTCGACTTTGAGATTCCTTGTCTAATGCGTTAAGAGTAGAAATCAAATTTTTAAGCGCGTATGGTTCAACCTCAATGCGAAATGAACCTTGGCCTTTTGTAGTCTTAAACGCCATGATTTCGCTCCAATATCTCAAATGCCGTAAGAATCTGCTCCGCCGTCGTCCATTCGCTCATCGGAATCTTTGTGGCTATTGCAAGCTCAACGATTATTCGACTAAGACTTCCGACGGCGTAACTTTTGGGTCTGCGCTCCCGGCTCCTATATCTGCAACGCCTTCACACCAAGTTTCATAAGATTTCACTGGCTTGCCAGCGTTCTCTCGTTTCATGGCGTTATAAGCTACAAATAACAAATCAGAAATTCCAATCTTTTCTTGTGCCTGTTGAATTGTGAATCCTGTTTTCTGTTCCCATTTTTGCCATTCTGGTGGAGCCGCCGTATAGGTGGCGATTTCTCCAGTTTGGTAAGTAACTTCGATATTTAGTTTCATGCTCCCGGCTCCTTTGTTAGCTGATTGTCAATACTGGTGTTGTGACACAAGTGAATGTTAAAGATACTGTTTGAGCATCTGGTGCAGAACCGCCCGCGCTTGGGAAAATTGGCTGCACATCAAAGGCAAATGATGCACCTGTGTCGGCTACTAATACCACTGGAAGCGGCGTGTTTGGTGCAGATGCAGCGGCTGTCCAGAGAGCTTCACAAAGAGATGATGCTCCGCCCCAGTCTGCAAGCATTTCAACAGCGAACGATCCTTGCGAATCAACCGTTGCATAGGCTTTGCCATCAAGTGTTTGATACGTTTCAATTGTTGAATCAAGTGTTAAGACGGCAGATGTTGCTTGGGCATCGAAGTTATCACTGTCAATCGTGAAAGTGATGTCTCTGCCAGTGATAATCGTGGTCATTTGTTTTTCTCCTTAGTCGGTGTAATACGTTGAGACTTGCAAATCAGCAGTCAAGAAATTTCCTGCGCCGACTTCCAAAACTGCTGGTGAGCTGACATTTCCAACAACGTATCCAGCTGGCATTGTTGAAATAATTGAAATCATCAAATCCTCAAGATTTGTTAAAGCTCCTGCATTGCTTGAATAACCCACAACACCAGTCACCAACATATTGACTTTGACTTTTGTTGTTGATCCATTGATAAGAGTGCTTTCTAAATATGGTGAATCAGCGACCAAAATAATTGATGGACTTGTCATTGTTTCTGGAATGCCGTTATAGACATTGGCTGCGATTGTTGAAAGAGTAGTTTGCAATGGCGTTCTGATGTCGGCTTCGATTGTCATAGACACATCGTTTCGACTTCTAAAAATGGCCCTAATAGCCCTACGATGCGGCTGCTAAGACTTCGGCCTAAAACGAATGGTGATGGCTGAAATGCATCGGACATAATCTGATTGCCGGGAGCTGTAACGCTCTGAAAGACTTCAACAGCTACAACGAGAATGGCTGACTTAATGGGAGCAACGCCAGAATATAAATCTCCAGCGGTTGCCCCATCAATACACGCAAGCCCGCTCGGAATGATTGGAATCGTGTATGTGCTGTCTGCTTGCCCCGTTGCAGACGTAAAGACCATGGGTGCTATGCGATCATCTGTGACTGTGACTGTCGCATCATAAATGCCGCATCCGGTAATCACGACATCTTGACCCGGCACAAAATAATTGACGCGCTGAGTTCCGTAATAGGCAATTGAGTTTTCTACAAAGATTTCTGTGACTGCTGATTGGTATCCAGTAAGCAATGGCAGAATCGTCAGCTCTGCGCTGTCAATCATCTGCTCAAGGTATGCGTTGGAATAGAGAGATACGGAAACGCCAAGAATTTGGCGCAGTTCTGCGGCTGTGACTATTTGTGGCATTTCCGTTCCCTTCTACTGCTCGACCACATCCGGGAGCGGCTGTGGCCGATGATTAGTTATTAGGTAAAGTTGAACAAGTTTCCACCCGCTGCAACCTTTGTGGCGCAAGCACCATAAGAGTTGAGTGAGATTTCGACTGTGCCATCTGATGGCTTATTGACATCGAGACGGAAGTTTCCGCTCTCGTACCATGTGAATGCATCTGGCTCAAGCACAACCATTGAATCGTCAGCTGTTCCAGTGAATTCGCCTGAGTTATCAACAAAGAAATTCAAGCCAAGTACCACGCCACGTTGTGACTGACCAGTTACAAGACCAGCCTGATTTTGTGGCTGGTAAGCATTAAACAATGGTGTTCCATTATCGTTGTAGCCCATGATGTTGCTCCATTGTCCAGGAGAAACCAAGATGTTACGTGCAAAGCGTTGTGTGCCTGCATAAACAGCTGCATTAGCGCGGCTGACGTATGCAATCAATCCGGCTGCTGTGTTAGCTGTTGGAGTTGCATCTGTTGCTGCATCAGCTTTGATTTGAGCTGCAACGTATTTGTTTTGAGCAAATGCCATTGCTGATCCCATGATTCGAACAAGCTCATTAAAGAAATCTGGTGAGCTGCGGTCAATGATTTCTGTTGTCAGAATGTTACGGCCGGCAAAGCGTGTAATCGGAACAGAAATATAAGCTGACTCAATTCCTGTGTTTGTTACTGCTCCGCCTTCTGCAACTGCATCAACTTCTGCAATCTGAGTAATTTTTGGGATTTCAAATTGAAGCCCAGCGTCCGGAAGTGTTCCGCGGCTGATTGCATCAATTGCTCCACGAGTTCCATTGCTAAGTGCATTGATAACTTCTGTGAGCTGACGTGTTGGATTGAAAGCTGGGTTAGTAGTTCCAAGGTCATCATTAGCTGCTGCAACGTAAATTGCAGAATCTGACATTGGGTTTAACTTTGCTTTGATTGAGTGTTCCATCCATGAGCCAAGATTGACAATTGGTGATCGTGGTGAAGTGAAATATGGTGCAGGCTTGTTAGCATGCACGACGTTTGCTGAAGCCTCTACCGATTCAACGGCTGGTGCTTCTGTTTTTTCGGTAGTGGTATCCACTGCGTCTCCTTCGGTTGGTGTTTCTTCTGGTGTGACTTCGGTAGTCGCTGCGACATGACTGACGCGAGCTTCATCGAATGCTGGGTTGTGTGTTAGTGCAACGCCGACCAAAGTCGCTGAATTGACGACCATTGTGCCGTCCTCATTAAATGCATGGTCTGCGACATTCGCTTCCACACTAAAGCCG